AGTTCTCTCTATGAAATAGCGAATAATCCAGATACTAGGATATTTATCGGGAATGCCGTGTTATCAAACGCTAAGTCATTCCTTCGTGAGATCAAAGGACACTTAGAGCACAACCAGAAACTAATTGACATTATTGGAGATCAAAAGAATAAAGACGATAAATGGACTGAAACAGAAATTATCATTAAGGGAAGAACAAAGAACCTGAAAGAGCCTACTATTCAAGTGGCTGGCGTTGGTCAATCCTTAGTATCTCAGCATTATGACTTGATGATCCTAGATGACCTTGTTAATGTTGAGAACGTCAACACCCCGGAACTAATTCAGAAGACGATTGACTGGTACAAAATGGCTCTATCATTACTAGAACCAGACGGGAAATTGATCATTATTGGCACTCGCTATCACTTCGCTGATCTCTATGGCTTTTTGATTGATAAGTACTCAAACGACCCCAGATGGCACATTGAAGTCCACCAGATTTATGACGACAAGGGTGACCCAATCTTCCCCGAAAAGTTTAAACCTCAGTATATTCAAGAACTTCGTGAAGATCAGGGAAGTTTTATTTTCTCTTGTCAGTATTTGAACAAACCCGTTGACGATGAGAATTCTAAGTTCAAAAAGAGCCAGCTTAAATACTTAAAAGACTTACCAGATAAACAATTCTACACAACGATGGTAATTGATCGTGCTTACTCTCTAGCGAAAACAGCAGACTTTACCGGCTTTACCGTTAAGAAACAAGATGGTGAGAACTTCTGGTATGTTCCACTGGCAAAGAGAGTGAAGGAGCATGAAGGCAAGATCATTGATCTAATCTTTGATTACAAGAACTATTTTAAGGTTGACAAGGTCGGCATTGAGCAGAAAGCCTTTAATGACACTCTAAGACCTGTCCTAGAAGAAGAAATGCGCCGGAGAAACGACTTCTTTGAGGTAATTGAATTAAAAGGAAGAGCGTCTAAAGTATCAAGGATTGAGGGATTAGTGCCAAGGTTTGAGTCAGGTTCAATATATTTTGTTGGTGAAGAAAAAGACTTTGCTGATTTAGAGGACGAACTCTTAAAATTTCCAATGGCTAGACATGACGACTTAGTTGATAGTTTGGCTTATCACAATGACGAAGATATGCAGAGCGTTATTCCGACAAATGAGGCCAGAATCTTTACTGGCGGTGACTCTGTGACAAGATATGGGGCGCAACCAACAACTTTTAGGACTTTTAAATGATTGAACAAATACCGACAAAAGACAAGTGCAAAAAATGCATTAAAAGACGAGAACAGGGGTATATGTACTGTCTTTGTGGCAATAAGTTATGGGATTCTGAATTGATAATTAAGATTGGTGGCAGTATCGAAACAGGTAATACTAATCAGGGTTGGCACTAAAGGAGGTAATCTGCACTTTCGAGAATATATTGAAGAAACGATAATTCTAAGACTAACCAACACTAGGCCAAACGACTCTCCGGTTGACTATCTTGTTTATTGTTCGCTATTGGGAGAGCTCAGACCAACCATCCGAAAAATATTAGACGATCGCCGAGTAATTGGTTTTACTCGAGATGACCTAGAGAGCTTTTTCAATTTAAAAGTTTATCAAATTCTATCCAGAAGTCAGTATGACTTTAAAAGATCACCCAGATCATTTTTTAAAACTGTCTTTACTCGATTTTTAAATGATATAGACCGAATGAGAGAATCCTGTTTTAAAAAGGGAATGGATATTGACGCGCTCGATAACTGCAAGCATTTTACAATCATCGACGAGAAAACAAAGGCCAAACGTATTGAAGATTAATAAGTAATTTTTCAATACAATGGAAGAAAAAGACACACTCAAAGACGAACGCATCAATAAATATGTTAAAGAGTTCTCACGCTGGAAAACAGATTTAGAGCCCTATTGGGATCAGATCGACAAGAATCAGGAGATGTATGAATTCTACAAGTCGGAAGCCTCCGAAACAGACTCTGATGTTTCTTTGAATACCCCTTTTGCTATTGTCGAATCTTTGGTTGCTAAAGGAAATGACACTACTATTGATGTGACAGTTAAGGCTAAAGGCCGAAATGATATGTCTGACTTTGAGCAATGGGTATCAGCAATTCTCAAAGATTCAATTGAAGATCAGGATGTCGCTGATTATGTAGGAACTTTTAGAAAAATCAAAGAGGTTTTTTCCAGAGAGTTCTATATTAAAGGAAATGCTTTTGCTGAAATAAACTATCTCTATAAAACCGCAATTGTCAATGGCAAGAAAAAGGTTGTTGCCGACAATCCTTACCTTAAAGTTCTTCCCTACAAAACAGTTATTTTCAATCCTTCAAAACAAGCTGACAGTTCCAATGTTTACTTTATTGAAAAGTTTGTTGAGTGGAGTGAATTAGAATCTCAGGAACAGGATAAATCCGGCAAGGGGATCTATTCCAACTTAGTTGAACTCAAAAAAACTTTTAAAGGAAAAAACAAACTCCAAGATTCGCCCAACGATGACGCTTTTGTCGTCGATGGTTCAAAGACTCCGAGAAAGGTTGCTCCGATTCGCCTACTTGAGAGATGGGAAGGGGCAAAACTAATTGTTATTGCCAACGATAAAGTCATTATAAGAGAAGAATATGATCCCTTCAAAATCGGTCGTTGCCCCTTGCTTGTCGGAATAAACTACAAACAAGAAGGCAGACCTTACGCTTACGGTGAGATTGACGCTATCTACAAACCTGTTAGAGCCCAAGACACGATCATCAACCAAAATATCGAGATTATCAACAAATACCTAAGAGACTCCGTTGTGGTTGATCCGAACGGCAGATATAACCTCGACAACTTAATGGCTGTAATGCAGTACGGCGGTGTCACATATGGCGATCCGAAGATGATCGGTAATGTCCCTCGTATCACTCCACCCCAACAAGCCTTTATGCAGATTGACATTATGCAACAGGCCATCGAAAGGGCGGCTCGTTTCAGCCCTTATGCTTCTGGTGTGCCATCCCAAGCAACGGACAAAACAAAGGGGACTCTTGGGGGTATCCAAGCAATGCAGAGTGCTGCTGAGCCTAATTTCCAAGTTAAACTTGATGCAATTCAGGATTGCTTTATGCGACCAATAGGCCGGATCTACTTGCAGATGATCGCTTCTCTAATGGGCGACAATGATATTCGTTATGCCATCTTAAAGGGCGAAAAACCAATGTGGGTTAAAGCGACTAAAGGTATTCTACTTGGTCAAGCCACCCTTCAAGACATGGTTGTATCCGGCATGGTGACGGAAAACGATCTAGCGCAATTTGCCCAGGAAAACGGTATCACTCCAGATCAAATTCAGACTAAAGAAATGATCTTTGATGTTGATTGGGTAGTGGATGTTTCTCTCAACTCTCAAAGTAAGACCGACAAGATTTCTAATGCCCAACTCAAGATGACTTGGGTTGATTGGTCAAGAAATATGGGCGTTCAGTTCTCACCAGATAGGGTAGCAACTCAAATCGGCCATGAGATTGGTGTTGACGATCCCGAAGAACTCTATTTATCCGATGAGGAAAAAGGCCAGATGCAACAAAAACAAATGCAAGAACAGCAGACTCAAGTTCAACAATCCCAGCAAGCCGATCAAATGAAAATGCAACAACAGGTGCAGATGGAGCAAATGAAACAGCAAGCCCAAGATGATCAGGCATATAAGCAAGCAAGAACTCAAGCGATTCTAGAAGCGATGAAACAGGCTCCCGCAATAGCTTAACGTATATGAACTATAGGAGGAAGATGTTTTTCAATCGAAAAGAGCAACTCAAAAAAGACATTAAGGAAAAAGAGATTTATTCCCGGCTTTTTAATAACCAAGATTTCAAGAAATGGAAAGAAGAAGTCATCGACAAGCGCCTTGAAGTTCTAAAAAGCAATGTCTTGCAGATTGATCGTCAAAATCCCTACTGGCGAGAGGTGGCTTGCGACTTCATTATCCAATATCAGGAAACAGAATTTGCTTTTAAAAGATATTTTGAATCAATGAAAGCGATTGAAGATTATAACAAAAACCAACTAAAAAACCTTAAATAACGAACACGGCGCTTGGGGTGTAGTCCTCCTTCGCCCTAAGCATCGTGTTTATTAACAAAGTGTCGCCTACTTAAATAGCGTATATGGGTCGCAACCAACACAAGGCAGAAAGGAAATCGTCATGGAAGACGAAAAAACAAACGCAGAGGAAACTGCTGTTGAGGAAACTCAAGAAACAAACACCGAAGCATCGGATAACGGCAGTGAAGCCGAACAAAACTCATCTGAAAAATCGGGCGGAGATTTAAAGGTTGCTTTATCGCAAGAGAGAGATCGTTATCACTTTTTGCAAAGCCAACTCGAAGATCCCAACTTTATTTACCAGCGTGCTGTTGCGTTGGGATTGGCAGAACAAGAACAAGCCGCGCAAAACGAAGCGGCTGATGACACTCAGGAAAAACCAGCCGGGATGTCATACAGCGATTATCAGTTCTACCGATCACTTGAGAAAGCTCAGGAGAAATACTCCGATCTTTCCAAAAACTACGCTGACCAAATGGCTATTTCAGCCATCGTTAATCGCGAAGGGTTAAGTCCTGAAAAAGCAGCTGACAAATTCTATTCTCGCTTTAATAAGGTGAAAGAAGAAGCTAAGGCTGAAGGTGCAAAACAACAGGAAACTACAATTAGCGAAAAAGAAAAGGCACAAACCGCCTCTGGCGTGGCTCACAGTAGCGACGCTGCCGAAATGGATGAACTAAGAGATCAGATTAGAAGCGGTGATAGAGTCACATCTAAGAACGCTTTAGCTGAACTCGTTAAAAAAATGGATAAGAAAGCAGGAATAATTTAAGGAGGACAGAAAGTACTTAAATGGCAGACAAAAGCTATTCTTACGGTGATGTATCCGTCCGACAGGACTTACTAGATCAAATCCACGATCTAAACATTACTGAAACTTATGTTACTTCCAACGCTGGCAATGTTGCCGTCAACGCAACTTACCACACTTGGAACGAAGACCCGATTGAGGCTCAAACTTCTCAATCTGGAACAATCGAAGGTGCTGATACTACCTACTCAATGGGTACGCCTAGCGGCTATGCCAATATGACGCAGATCATTGAAAAAGGTGTCAAAGTGACCCATTCCAATCAGGATTCGACTCACGCCGGGTTCTCTGATAAGTGGGCTCGTGAAAAAGCCAAAAAGATGCTCGAGTGGAAAAATCAGTTTGAACTTTCCGCTGTTATCGGCACTTTAGCTTCAGGCGATGGTTCTGCAAATGCTCGCAAGATGAACGGTATCATCCGTTTTGCTTCGACTCTTGCAACGCAGGAATCGAGTGCGACTTTGGATTCTGATGCTTACAACACTTATATGGGTAATGCATATGATCAAGGTGCTGACATTGATACGATTTTAGTCGGTCGTGTTTTGAAAGAGAGAATCTCGGGATTTACGACTCCAAACACCCGAAACATCGCTGCTGGCGATAAGAAAGTCATCAATACTATCTCGGTTTACGAAGGCGATCATGGTACGCAGACCATCGTCAAACACAGATACATTGATAGCGGTGCGACAAGCGGAAGTCACGCCCTTTGCGGATATATGTCTGATTATGTCAAGGTTGGCTACTTAACCAATCCCGGCTATGAAGATCGCGCGCAAACAGGTGGTTTCAAAGCTGGTGCTATCTATGGTGAGGCTACGGTTCAGGTTGACAATGAGAAATCTATCACTTTCATTGATGGTTTAATCTAATCTTTACGAGAAGCTCCCTTTCGGGGGAGTTTCCGCAAGGATTAAGGAGGACAATTGAATACTATTTACGACAAATACGACAACACGGTTGGCGAGGATCGCTGGTTGTTAATAGATGGAGCTATTAAAGCGTTTATGCGTAGATTCCCTTATGAATGGGTGGCTTTTGTCGAATATATGAACTCAAACAGGACGGAATATGGATTGGCGACTAAGGAAAATAAATCGCTTCGTCAAGCAAATTTCCGCAGAATTATGGAATTCCCCGAAGCCTATGACCCGATCAAAGACCGAACATACAATCTTTATAATGTTGTCAATAAAATTATTCCGGGATTTACCCAAATTCCACGAATTAAAAAAGAATTTTTAAAGCGCTATCCCGCATTTGGCGGCGGCGATAAATACTAGGAGGACAATGATTGCTCTTGCGATGATTATAAAAGACGATAGCGAAGCACCGAAACTTAAAAGATGCTTAGAGTCGGTCTATAAATATGTAGACGGTATCTATATTACCGGCACAAACAAACCAGATCACAAAATCAAGAAGATTGCCGCCAAGTACAACGCTAACTATTCATTTTTTAAATGGACTAAGAACTTTGCGGAGGCACGCAACTTTAATTTTGCTCAAGTACCGGAAAAATACGAATATATTCTATGGCTTGACGCAGATGACCAAGTTATCAACCCCCAAAATTTAAAAGAAATAGTTAAGTCAGAAGCTGATATAATCGACCTCCCCTATATCTATGCTAAAGACAAATATGGAAATGTTGTTGCCAGACAAAAAAGAGCGAGGATTCTAAAACGAGTCGGAGAGTGGAAGCAACCAGTTCACGAACACTATGTGGAGAGCCAACCAGTTAAAAGACTTTATTCCGATAAGGTGATAATCGAACACGATAAGATCACCGGAGAATCTGATGCCTCTACCACTCGAAACATTGACATTTTGTTGTCTGATTATCTAAAGGACAAAGAGAACCCCGAACCTCGCACATTGGTGGGTTTAGGGAACGCTTTTTACGCCTTGCAGAAATTCGAGGAGGCGATCGAGTTCTTTTTAAAATATATTAAAGTCTCCGGTTGGGACGAGGAAAAGTATTTGGCGATAGCCAGATGTTCTCAATGTTTAAATTGGCTAGGAAACCAAAAGGAAGCCATAGATTTAGCTCTAAAGGGTATTCAGTTAAGACCGGATTGGAGTCTTTGCTACTTTAATGTCGGTGAGTTTTATCTGGCACAGGGAAATTACAGAAAAGCGATTGATTGGCTCTTAACTGGCTTTACTAAAAAGACACCGGAAACAGTTTTAGTCACCAACGATCTTGATTACACCATTAATCCGATGGGCAGACTTGCTTATGCTTATCTTTATACCAATCAGATTGACAAAGCACTGGAAATAGTGTCTAGAATGCCGGATATGCCCGAAATTGGAGAATTGCGGGGACTTATTTACGAGGCAAACGCCGTAGAAGGCTTTGTAAGGCATTTTCTTGATGTAGTTGGCCAAATATACTCTAAAGACCAGAAAAAAGCCGAGGGATTGTTTGATTGCCTACCGGTAGGGCTAGAAGAAGATGTAAGGATATTAGAAGCAAGAAATAATATTTGTTCCCCGAAGAAACACGAAGGTATTACTTATCTTTGCGGTAAATCACCTGAAATTTGGGCTGATCCGTCAATTATAACCGGACTTGGTGGAAGTGAAACGGCTGTTGTCCAATTAGCGAGGGAATTTAATAAGTTAGGTCATAAAGTCGAGGTTTATAACAACAGTGCTGATTTGGAAGGGACTTATAACGGAGTCGAATACAAATCTTTTTGGAAATTTAACCAAAATGACGAATTTGACACTCTAATCGTCTGGCGTAATCCCGATGTCTTTCAGTTTCCAATTAAGGCTAAGACTAAAATCCTTGATCTACACGATGTCCCAAATCCTAATAAGTATAACCCTGAAATGCTTAAAAACCTTGATTATATCTTTGTTAAATCTGAGTTCCACAAATCACTTTTGCCTGATTTTGCTAAAACAAAGGCAGTTATCATCGGAAACGGTACAAAAATTCAAAATATCCCTTCGGTCGAGCGTAAAAAATCAAAACTTGGATACTTCTCAAGCTATGACAGGGGATTGATTCATCTATTAGAGAACTGGCAGGAAATTAAAAAGGCAGTGCCTGAGACTACGCTTGAAATTGCCTATGGCTGGGACACTTACGATAAGATGAATGGCGACCCCAAGTGGAAAGAATATATTAACTCTTTAATGAACCAAGAAGGCATTACCCATCACGGAAGAATCTCTAAAAAAGAACTGTACAAACTGATGTCTCAATGTGAGATATGGTCTTATCCTTGCCACTTTGAAGAAATCGATTGTATCGTTGCTCGTGAGGCTCAAACTCTTGGTTGCTATCCAGTAGTGACAAATTACGCCGCCCTAAAAGAAACTGTCAAGTTTGGCGATAAGGTCGAGATAGATGTAAAGGGTGATAATTGGAAAACTTACATTAACCAACTGATTAAGAGGCTAAAGGCACCAGGCAAAATTGCAAAGGTGAATTTTGACTATTCGGAAAGGGCAAAAGAATGGCTCGAAAAGATAAAGTAGTTTTTACCTCGGCGGTTTGCGATACGCCTCATCTGGGGCATCTAAGAATGTTTGAGCAAGCTTCCAAACTCGGCAAGTTGATTGTGGCAATTCCTTCGTCAGACAGCAACATCAGTTTTAAGGGTCATCCCACTATTAACACAATGGAAGAGCGCTTAAGGGTTGTCCAAGCTCTGGAGCCTGTCTATTTGTGTATTGCTTATCACTCTTTAGAAGAACTAAAAAAACTCATCTACACTATTAAGCCGGATATTGTTTGTCGAGGTGACGATCAAGTAGATTTCAACGGTAAAAAGGAAGCTCAAGAAATGGGAGCAAGGATTGTCTACTTTCCATATTCAAAAGATATTAGTTCAACAGAGATAAGGAGAAGATGTCAAGCGCTTTAGAGAACCTGAAACTCACCAAGAAAATACTTGATGAGCAAAATATTCCTTTTTCACTAGAAGCAGGTACGCTTCTTCTCGCCTATCGTGACCAGAAAGTTGATGAAAGCGATGTTGATATAACAGTCTTGGATATAAATAAAGTTGACCTTAATAAATTCAAGAATCGAGGCTTCGTTGTTGACCATATTTATAGTCATCCGATTGTTCCCGAATATTCACTTAGGAGAAATGGCGTAAAGTTGGATATTTGGACTAAAGCATTTCGAGATGGTCAGGCGTGGTGGTGCGCTTTTGATAGGAAATTAATCCCCCAACACGTTGGCGAGAGTCACTTTAGATCTTTTGACAGGTTAAATATCTGGGACGAGATTTGGAATATTCCCCACGATACCAAAGGATATTTAAAGGCCAATTATGGCGATTGGGAAACTCCTCGCAAAGAATGGGATTGGCGTTTTGATCCTAAAAGTATAGATCACTCTTGGAGAACTGACATATGAAAGTAAGTATTATAATCGCTACTTTGCCAGAAAGAAAAGACTTTTTAGAGGAAGCGTTTGAATCAGCCAGAAACCAAACTGTTCCCTGCGAGATTATCGTCGAAGATGGCACTGACGGGGCTTGTGTTGCCCTTAACAGAGCTGCTAGACGATCTAGCGGTGATTTTATCTTTAATCTAGATGATGATGACATTTTGCCTGAATATGCAATGGAACGATTAAAAAACGAGATAGGGGATAGCGATGTTATATTTTCAGATTTGCTTCTATATCCATCATTAAAAACATTTCAACAAAAATTTACAGGGTATGATGATCTTATTCAAAACAACACCCTGCCCGGCGTGTTAATGACTACTCGCAAAGCATGGCAGAAAGTTCCTTTTGTTGAGGAATTAAATACTGGTTATGACCGAGAGAGGAATTTAAGATTTTGTGAAGCCGGACTCAAGATAAAACACCTGCCGGAATACCTGTATTACTATCGGCAACATCCTAACCAAACTCAAAAACTCTTTCCTAAAGAACAGACTCTAAATAATTTGGAGAGCAAACGCAAACGTATTGAAAAGTAAGAAAGGACTTTCAATATGGCTAGTTTGCTATCTCTAAAAAATTTCGTTGCTTCACAAATGGGGAAAACAGACGGAGCAACCGCTAATTCCAAGCGTGATATTTTAGTTAATCGTTCTCTTGATAAATTCTACAACGAGGCTCAGTGGACTTGGCTTGATGCGACTAAAGATTTCGAGACAACCGACTTCACAAGTAATGTCGCCTCTCTTCCAACTGATTACAATAAAAAATACTCGCCCTTAAAGGTCTGGGTTTATTCGGGAGGCGTGAAATACACTTATCGACCTGTTGTTTGGGATCAGGTTGACTCTTATCCTGAAAGCACTCCAGTATTTGCGATCTCCAAAACTCAAATCAAAGTCAACACGCTTCAATATGGTGCTCCCTCAATGTTATACACGGCTAAGTTTACCGATTATGCCCTAGATAATACCGACAACTCAGAGGAACTCTTGTGCCCCGACATTTATTTACCGGGTTCTTTTGCCATTGGTTCTTATTGGCTCTCTGCCGAACGATCAAGCGGAAAACATCAGGAGTTCTTAGACGAATATCGCAAGGAACTTCCTCTTGCAATTACTGACGACAAAATGAGCCGAGCCACTGAGCAATTAGATACTTACACTTATAGGAACGGATACAATGGCGCAATCAAAGTACGCTGATGATGCGTTAAAATCTTTCAGCCTAAAAGGTTATGACGGAGGTTATAACTCTTTTCAGAACTCCAAAAGAGACACTGCTGATAATGAGTACGCATACGGTCAGAATGTCGAAAATGACGATTCATTTTTATATCTGCAGAAAACTCATGGCGAAACCAAGATAAACACAGAAATCTCAAACGGTTATGCAGTTAAACATCTTTTTGTCCACCGGAAATCAACCGGTAATGAACTTATTGCTGTTGCCGGAGCTACGATTAAAGTCATTCTTCCAAGCGTTTCTACTTTAAGTGGTGTCACTCCCACTGCCGATCTGTATTACACCACTTTTCAGGGGGACGATGACAGAACTTACTTTTTTAACGGCACTGACGATCCGTTTTATTACGATGGATCAACCCTAACGGCTATTTCAACTAATCTTCCGACTAACGGTTGTGGGGAAGTGGCGATTAATTATGCTAGACGGTGTTATACGGTTAATAAGACAGATAAATCAAGAATAGATTTTTCCGGACAGTATTACCCTGAGTATTCGGCTGGGTCAATCTCAAACTTTATGGATTTTCGCTCAGCCTCTTACGGGGGCTACTTCAGGCTTCCTAGAGGGCAAGAAATTACCACTTTATATGAATCACTTGATGGTCTTTTGATCGGAACTTCTACCGGAGAGATCTATATGTGTGTTCCTAACGGTGATACAGGTATCTCGGACGCGCTAACTCACTCCGTGACGCTGAAGGCCAAAGGTGTGGGCATATCCTCTAACAAATCAGTTTCTCAAGTAGCAAACGATCAAGTGTTTTTCTACGACAAGGGCATTTATTCTCTTGGTTATCAGCAGTTATTCGGCAATCTCCTAAGAGCCGCGAAACTCTCAAAAAAGGTTGATCCTGAGTTTACTAACGCCGTAAAAAATAAGGTTGCTTCTGCATTTTTCAACGACAAACTCTATATCGCTTATGGAACTGGATCATATAATAACAAGCTCATTAAACTATTATTTAGAGATAAAAACTATCAAATAAGTTCTTGGTCTGCTCCTCAAACTGGGTTTAATATCTCCTCTTTCGCTATTTACACTGAATCTAACGGTACCAAACATCTGTATGCCGCTTCCGATCTTTCAACTGATTCTTATGTTTATGAATTGGATAATACCCTCTCCCTTGCCGGATTGGGGATTAACTCTGTTTTTGAGACTAAATCAACCGATTGTAAAACTCCGGTTGTAAAATACTTCGGTTTCATTGATGTCCCATACGCAATGGTTTATGGATCGCTAACTTATGAGGTAATAATTGATGAAACCAATAAAATAACCGACACACTTCAACTCGGTAACTCCTCTGATAAGGGTGCAGGTTCCGGTTCTATGCCAACAGGGTCTAAACCATCGGGTGCCAACTATGACATTAACTCAACTTTTGCTTCTCTAAAGCAAAATGACACATTCCGAATTGATTGTAATTTTGAGAGAGGAAAAGTGATCTCTGTTCGGTTCTCAAACTCCAATGCCAATGAGGATTTTAAAATCGGCACTCCGGTTTTTTACTACCAAGAAGGATCAATTTACGAAACATTATAACGAAAGGCTAATATGAAAATTCCATTAAAAGTATCAGGCGCGCTAACTGACGGAGGTACCCTCTCTGTCGGGACAACCGAAATAAATTTAAGCGTCTTACCAAGCGAGCAGACAGGCTATTTGGTGTTGGACTTTGACAAGGCAACTGGAGCCGAGGAGGTAAGTTTTTCTCACTCTGGAAGCAATCCTGTCACAATCTCGGCCACAACAGTTGAACACTCCGGCACTTGTAATTTCTGTATTGATAACACGGACGGTTATTATCAAGCGTTATTAACCCCAATCACTAATCTATCGACAATTGGAGCTAGAGCATACTTAGCCAATCTCTTAGGTACAACAGTAGAGAATTCTGTCACTAAGGTAGCTCTTGACGCAGAAAGTTATGATCTTGGTTCTAATTTTTCAGATGGTAAATTTACTGCTCCGATTGCAGGATATTACTCAATAAGCGCCACGATTAACTATGGTTCGTTGGTGGCTGATAAACGGTATGCTATTGTCATAAAGGTCAATGGTTCGCAAATATCGGAAAGTTCTGTTGGAAATGGAGGAATTGTAAATTATGTAGCGGCTGGAATTTCAGATATTATCCATCTTGACGCTGAAGATTATGTAGAGCTCTTTTATTTCCAAGCTTCTGGCGCTACTACGGTAGATGTGAGGGGCGGTTCGGATAAAACATTTATGACGATCCATTTTCTACATTCATAGTTTATAAAAAAGCCTAAACAAAAAAGAGCCTCTAAGAAAAGTTAACGTATAGAGTATTAGAGAACAATTTTTAGGAGGAACCGGGGGCTGATTCTGAGTCTAAATGTTTTTCGACAAAAAAGCTATCTGTTCGGCCCCGACCGGTAGCTTTTTTGTTTTTAAGAGGGATTGTGTCGGCTGGCACAGTCTCTCTAAAAGCAAGGAGATAAGCACCGCCTTGAGGTGTGTAAGGTTGAGCTAAAAATACCTTACGATGTAGATAGGCCAATATACTTCGATACAATCCTCCACCAATAATCTTTTCTTTTACTTGATTTCTTTACTAGTAAACGAGAAGCACTATTGGGGGAGTGGACACGTTGAAGGAATTGGAGTAGAGAGAACAAAATAAGAAATAACCTCGGGCTATATATAGGAGTCCCTATTTTAGAGTACGCATAACCATCTAAACTAGTTTGTAGCGAGTTATTATTTATTCCCCAGTTCTAAGACTACAAGATTATTCAATACTCCGATTCCAATATGAGTAAGGAAAAAATTGCCAAACGTATTGAAATACAAAGGAAACAATAAATAAGGAATAAAGATGATTAAAGTAGATGGATTATTAGAAAAAGCGCCTAAAGGATATAGTTTTAAGTATAAAAACAATCCAGATGGCACAATTGGCGTGGATTATTTTGATCCTAACGGAACACCTATTGCTAACTGGCAATTTTCTTCTGGATCGGGTGCCGATGTAAGTCAAATAGAAAAAGGGGCGCAACAAAGATATAGAAGTTTTGATGAATACCTCCTAGACAATGGCGGGACTACTTCAACAGGTCAATATGATCGAGGAATCGGGAAAAAACCTCCTTCAGATATAACCACTCCATCTGATACATCTGCCACTTCTTCTTCTCCAACTCAATCAAATATTCAAGTTGACTCCTATGGTAATGTCTTTGATCTTTCTAACCCCGATCAAGCCGCGAAATATTATCAGAACCAACAGCAATATACCAGTGAAATTTACAACCAAAAAATCAAAGATTGGCAGAATCAATGGAACCGCAGTTATGAAGATCAGCAAAATGCTCTCAGAGACTTGGGGTTTTCCAAACGGAATTACCAAAATGAGTATTCAAATTACTTCGGAGATCCAACACAGGGAATAAAGGGAACTCTGCAAAAATCTCTAGATGAACTCGATAAAACCTACCGAGGCAGAAATACCGGACTTATCAATTACTTTGCTAACTCAGCCCCCGGAATATACCAATCCGCAGAAGGAGACAATCTTGCCGAAAGTAGAAATCTCTACAATGAAGGCACAAATGATTTAAACCAAAACCAAGTACAAAATACTAACTACTTTGAGGGACTTCAAAACCAATTAAACGATACTCAAAATATCATTAATAGAAACTTGCAGGATTTAAACCAACAAAAGACTCAATACCCAACCCAACTTTTGCAAGAGAAGAATAATATGATCGGTGGAAACTACTCTAATCTTAAAAACTGGGCTAGACAGAATAATTACACAATGCCCTCCTCTGTTAAGGCACCTGAAATTCAATCAAGAACTCCCGATATTTCAGGCATAATTTCACAACTCTCCACTAATCCCTATTCCCTTTCAAATGCAACAAACTTCTTTGCCTCAACTCCTCAATCTACATTAAATCTTCAAAAGAGAATGCAAGGGATACAGACAGGAACGATAACACCTACTGATAAAGACAAAGAGCTTATGGGCATCTATTAGGAGGTATCGCGATGTCTTGGTTCACAGATTTTTTAAAGAAGGAAAAAGATAAAGTTCTCGGAACGGTAAAAAATGATGCCGATAAAGTATCTAATTATTTTGGCATCGGCAAACCCGGACTAGGGACTTTCGGACAGCAAGTAAAAAACACTCTTAACAGCGCAGTTTCTGGAGTTTCCAAAGTTGGTGAAACCGGAAACGCAAAAGACTTTGTTAAACTCAACGATGCGATAAGAAATATAAAAAATCCCACAACACGCCAAGAAATGAATCGGACGGTTAATTTTGCCCAACAAGGAAAAGTAACTCGACCTACTCAAAATGCTACTAGCGTAATGAGTAATTTTCTTAATCCTTCTATCGGACCGAAAGCCATTTTACCCCAAAATAGTCAACCAGTTCCGACAGTTAAAGACGCTTTTGGATCATTATTGAAAGCTATTCTTTATGGGATTACTCAACCTACTGTTGCTGGAGAACCTTCTGATTTGACAGGAAATGGTCAAAGCAGCGCTATAGTCGATAAATTAACTCCCCAGCAGGTTCAACAATATAACACGCAAAAAACGCAAGAAGCAATACAAGGTTCTAATGCCGGTGGTGCGACTAATGTAGCATCAACTATTGGAGATATTTTTACATTGTTTAGTCCCTATACAATAGGTACAAGAGCTGCTGGAAAAATACAAAACGCTACTACTCCAGAAGCTAAGGTTGGGGCAGGTGTCGAAGCTCTAACAGCCTTATTGGCCAAAGGAGCCATTGGGAAAACCGCTGATTTAACTACTACTGAAGGAATATTAAAAGCTGCTCAAAAATCTTCTGATCCGATGGTTAAAAGACTTCTATTAAATATTTTGAGTAAAACTCCAGAAGCGGCAGGAATAGGCGCTGGATTTGGGCTATCAAGTGGATTACAAAATAACGGTAGCGCAAAAGAAGTCGCCGAATCTACTGGTGAAGGCGCATTGTACGGACTTCCTTTTGCTGTACTAGGTGGAACATTGCAAACAGCAAAAGAGCCAAATGTATCCATACAATCAATGGCCGGACGAACAATAACGGTAACAGCCGATGATGTTAAGGCAATGAGCACCGGGAAAGAACTCACTCCTTTACAGCAAGACATAGCAAAAACCATTCCCGGTAATGTAAGAGCGCAAGCAGTAAAACAGGGATCTGTCGATTATACGATTCCGGGAGAAAAAACAGCTACAATAACTCCTTCTAAATTAGGAATGTTCCTTGGCCAAACAGAAAAGACTGTAAACTTACCAAATGGTAATACTACTACTTCTAAAACAGTTAAACCAACACTTCAACTTACCTCTGGCAAAATTCCAGATGAAAGTGGAAAAATAAACTTCGGGGCGCCCCTTAAAGATGACGGTCTTGATGCTCTTAGAAATGAAGCAAGAAAAAAAAGCATAACTGCATATCACGGAACAAACGCTAATTTTGATAATTTTGATAATAAGTTTTTGGGCAGTGCAACTGGGAAACAACCAATAAATATGAGTGGCTTTTCTTTTTCGAGTGATAAAAATGTCGCTAAGACTTTTGGGAAAAATGTAAAAAAAGTTGAATTGGATATACAAAACCCGTATGTAATAGATGCAAAAGGTAAAACTTACGGGGACGAGATGAAAACCATCATAAGAGACGCAGTCGATACAGTAGATAGGAATAAATACGACGGTATAATTATCAAAAACTACAAAGATGCTGGGACTGGCACTCCGAAAATAAGTGATCACTATATTCCATTCAGCGAAAAACAAATCTCCCAATCCCTCTCTACAAATAAAGGGGAAACTGCTCTTAGAAATGAAGCAAAAACAGGTAGATTCCACGGAACTTCATCTGAAATAAAAAACTTAATGACTGATGAAGAAATGTATTCTCCGAACAATATTTATGGACAGGGATTCTATACAACTGATAATTATTCTGTCGCTGGCGGATACGCCAAGAAAGGTGGTGGTTCTACGCCAACAATTTATGATATTTCAGAAAAAGCACCAGTTAAATTATTTGATATGGAAAAACCAGTTTCAGATAATATCTTAAAGAAGATAAACGATACTGGTCTATTTATGGAAGGTTATCAAAAAGGAACGACCTTAAGAGAAATATATGACGATATTAGGGCGATGTCATCTTCTAAAGAACTTTCGATTGATGAAGCACAAGGTCTAATGAATGAAGTAAAAGGAGTCTTGTCTAAAGAGGGTTATCGTGGTTTAGACCACACTGGTGGACTTATTACTAAAGGTGAAAAACATAATGTAAAAATTTACTGGAATCCGAAAGAAGATTTAAATATAACCCAATCCCTCTCTCCAAATAAAGGGAAGACAGTAAATACCTCTAACGATAAATTTAATAATGCCATAGCTTATATCAAGCAATGGGGGACAAGACAAGTTGATGTAAACGCAATTAAAAGTGATTTTCCAGACAGAACAGCAGAATTTGATAAAGCCATAAGTGAGATAAAAGCGAGTGAGGCGACTAAGCGGGCGTTGACAGCCAGAGAAAATGAATATGGTAACAAATTAAATTCTCTTGCCAATAACACACAAATTATGAGTCCCGATGGGACATTAAACAACGGGGCAATAAGGGATTTTCAAAAAGCTGAATACGAGTTAGCTAAGCAATACCCAGATTTACCAGTAAATGCCAATAAAATTGCATACTACGAAAAAACACACGGTATTTCTCCAAATAAAGGGGTGGGGGCTACAACGCCACCTAAGGCAACAAAAACCGAAAAAGGTATCAGACTACCACTCAAGCAGGAAAAAGCGACAGAAGGGCTTGGAACGAGCGTACTACCAGCAGGAAAGGGGCTTTCAGATGACAATTCGCTACCACCAGTAAAACCAAGTGTAAAACCAAGTGTTCCAAAATCAAGCGAGGAAATTAGACTTCAACTCCCAGCAGGCGATCCCGAAACTGCTCGCAATATGGTTAGAGCTAACCTACAAGGGAAACTAGATAACATTGAACAACGAATATACGGTTCGACTACTTCTGGCGTTACAGGCGGAACTAAGGGTGCTGGTATAATCGGAAAAGTAACACTTCCATTACAAGAAAAGGTATCTTCTGCTTTTGCCAAAGGTTTATCAAGTAAAAATCCTATCATCAGAAATATCTCAAGAGGTGTTAAAGCATTGTTTGGTCAAACTGGTAAAACAGTCGAGGGCGAAACAAGACTTGGTCTAATGAAAGGTGCAGACGATACTGCTATCCAACTAGCAAATGATGTGGAAAGTTACGCCAAAGGGCTTGTAGGGGGTTCTGAAGAGTCATTGAGGCGTATTCACTCTGTATTAGACCCAGAAATATCATCCATAAAAGTAAATGCCAAAGACCTTACAGAAAAAGAAAAACAAGCAACTAACTTTTTGCGAGAAATATCAGACTATATTAACGACTCAAACTTTGCTCAAGGCAAGATTTCATACGAAACTTGGCAAAAAGGTACTGGCGGAAGATATATTACTCGTGCTTATGACGAAATAGAATTACCACCAGAGTTATCAGGTGCTTTTAAGGATATGGCAAGAGGCAAACAAGAACTTGGTATGTTCAAGCAACGAGGTGATGTTACCGATTGGAAACTTGACCACGCTATTGAAGACCCTGCTTATCTTGTCGGAAAACGCTTACAACAGACTTATCGAAATGAGCAACTGGCAAAATATGCTGATTGGGTAGTAAAACAACCAGATATGGTTTCAGATGTTGAAAGGACTGGATATACAAAATTATCAGACAGTCCAGTTTGGGGTGCTTTAAGTGGTAAAAATGTCAGACAAGACATTGTAGAGGGTATTAGAGGGTTCTATTCAGACAACAAAGCGGTACAAGGATTATATGATTTACTTAATTGGTATGATAAACTTGCTCCTCGTCGGTTCCTTAAAAAAGTCAAGACTGTATTTAACCCAGTTACCAGACTTGGAAACCAGATTGGCAATAGGGTGTTCGGTTTAATGAACGGAATAAACCCTTTCACTTTTGAAAAGAATATCCAAACTTTTGCCAAGAAAGATTTAGCTGAAAACGGACAGATTACAAGACTATTAAGACAAAACGGAGTGCTTGGAACTGATTTTACCAGAACAGAATTAGTCAATCGTCTTGCTAAAGCCGGTGTTGATAAAAATACTTTACAAAAAATAGATGAATATATTACCAAAAGTTATGGTGCGGCTGATGACCACGCTAAAATTGCCGCTATGAAATACTGGTTAGACAAAGGCAAAACCGTTGAAGAGGCTTTAAGAAAAGTCCGAGCGGGTTTCCAAAATTATCAATCTATCGGTCTTTTATACGATATTGGTGCAAAAATACCTGTATTCGGCAACGCTTTTGTCAGATTTCAGGGCGATTTAATCCGTATGCTAAAAAACTCTGCTCTTGAAAATCCTCTTGGACTGGTTGGTATGATTGGTGCAATTTATGCAGGTGGAAAACTATCATCTAAATTATCAGGTGAAAGTGAAGAAGATTATAAGACACGAACAACCAGACTTGGAGTGCCGAGAATACCTTATACTAATGTGCCACTTGAAATTCAAACTCGTTGGGGTGCTGTAAACGCCGCCAGATTATTTGGTTTATATGATATTACTCCAGCTGGAGAGGGTATTCAAAACAGAATATCTCGTCAAATGCCAATTCAAATCCCAACTAATAAAAAAGAGTTAGGCTCAGCATTAACTTCCGACCCGCTTGTTGGGCCGATTATTGGTGCTTTGGCAAACATTGATTTTAGAGGTAAATCGGTACGAGACCCAAACGAAAATGTCTATCAGCCCACAACACTTACTCCGGCAGAACAGAACTTAAATAGATTGGGTTATTTAGGCCGAAGTTATGGTTCTGGACTCCCAACAGATATTACCAATGTCGTTAGAGCTAATATGGGGTTGCCTGATATTTATGGGAAAGAAAAAACACCAACTCAAGCAGCTTTGAGAATGGCCGGTGTTAAAGTCGAACAGTTTGGACCAGAACAAGCACAAAAAGAACGAGACACACAGGCTTATTTCGAACAATCAAGACAAGAAAGTATTGGTAAGAAAATAAGCCAGATTATCAAAGACAAACTTATCGGAAAGATAGATGAAAAAACTGCTAATGCTAGAATAAAAGCACTTGGCGGAGGCACAGCCTCCCAAGAAGGTAAAATGTTCGAGTATAACGGCAAAACGAATGTAATTATAAACGGAGACAGAAAAGAGTTTGATACCCCACAAGAAGCCCAAAAAGCCATAGACAAAGACTCTTTCGATAAATCCGGCAAGAAATCCGCCTTAATAGATGGCACGTACTACTACCGAGATAAAAACGGCAAAGCTCAAGATATGCCCGAAGCCGACTATAAATACAAAGTCCGCAACGAGAAGATGACCACCGCCAAGATAAACAAGGACTACAAAACTTGGCTCAAGCTGGCTGATGAAAAGCTAAAAGATATTGAGGCTCAATTCGCCGATGCCGATCCTCTTACTCAGTCAGAATTGCAAAACGACTATGACACTCTCGTCAATCAAATAACTAAATATCGAGGGCAGGGCGGGTTTACTAAACCCAAAACAGGCAAAGCTCCTACCAAACTAACGATCAACGCACCTAAAGTCCAAGCAACATATAAAAAAATATCAGCGCCTAAAATAGGAGGAACAAATGGAAAAGTATCAGCACCAAACATCTCAAGATACACAATTCAACCAAGAAAAATCGGAAGAGTTCGTTCTCCCCGTTGAACAACAAGTCGAGGTAGTGAAAGGGAAATGCAATCACAAAGATCTAAAGATAGAGTTCAGACGAGATGACGGACTCCTTGATTGTATTTGTTCTTGCAATAATGGTTTTCTCTTAACTGAGGAAGAATACCAAAAGATGATCTCCTAAACGTATTGAAAGTTAAAGGATAATTAAACGGATTTTCAATATGTTATCAATAAATGGCGTAAGCCCAGACACTATCCGGTCTTTTATAGAAAGAAACGGCGGATCTAATAAAAAAGAAGTCTCTGAATCTTGGCGGATATTTTTAAAATCACAAGGACTCAATGAAGCCAGACTACCCGAACTAGAGGTAGAATTTTTGCGATCAAAAGGAGGGATCGGAACAAGACTTTGGGATTTGTGGAACTCCTATCTTGATTCTATCGGATATTCAGGAAGCGTCCAAGAAAAGATAAACAAATTTTTTAAAGAATATACGCTATCTTCTTCATCAGATTTACTGATGGAAACAGGCGATTCTTTGCTCTTAGAAACAGGCGATAAAATATTAATAGAATAAAGGAACTAAAATGGCAGACACAAAAATTTCAGCTCTTACAGCAGTAGAAACACCGGCAGACACCGATGTTATTCCTGTTGTACAGGGCGAAGTGAACAAGAAAGAAACAAGAGCTCAAATTAGAGCTGGTCTAATGTCTGAAGTCAAAGACGACACCACCCCCCAACTTGGCGGAGATTTGGACGCACAAGACAAAAACATTATAGGTCTTGGTTCAGTAGGATTTACTCAGGAACTTGATAACGGCTCGAAAACAGCCTCCTTTTCGGTGGACTTTGCAACAGACCAGCATCAAAAAGTGACTCTAACCGCTAATACAATGACCATTACTTTGGACACTACCAATGTTAAGCCAGCAGTTCATCATTTAACTGTAATAAATGGTGGTTTGGCAACGATAACTTGGTCATCAGAAAGCGGAAATATAGAGTGGCAAGGTGGAACTGTCCCGACTCTTACATCATCTGGAAAAGACATTATAGCTTTTAAGTTTGACGGCACTAATTGGCAAGCAATGGCCTCACTTAACTTTAAGGTTGCCGCATAAGGAGAATTATGGATCAGAAAATATTAGACGGCAGAAATTTAGTTGAAACCTATCGTGCTGACCACGCTAAACTTTATAATGGCGAAATTATCTCAAAAGATATTCCCGCTGCCCATACGCCATTATATGAGAAACTAAAAAAAGACTTAGAAACTTTAGAATACGAAACCCCTAATGACTTTTTTATTGCTTCAAAACTAGCAGACGATACCGAAATTGCCAAACTTGCAGATAAGACAAAATATGAAAGGTGGGAATAATGGCGACGATAACACTCCGGCCGGCGGGCGCAGGGGATAAATCAGAGATCGAATCTAACGGACACTATACCGGCGCCGTCTCGGTGATGGCCGCGCTAAACGATAACAGCGATACATCCTATGCTTATCTAGAATTTAATGACTTGATTGGTGTCACATCGCTTTACACCCTAGAGGCACACGGGTTGGACGCAGGTACCACGATTGACAGTGTAAAACTATATTATCGTGGTGGCAACCCAAGCGGTTACGGGAATCAATATTACAAAGGAGTATACAAGCGTGATGCAGACGCTTCAGAAACGCTTAGTGAGGTCTTTCATGATTCATACTATACAAC